TAACCGCTCTTTCGGAATACCTACACGGGCAAAACTGTGTAGGTATTTCTACTATAAAGAAACGGTTGCAACGCGGCGAGACGGATTTAGACGAAATAATAAAACCTAAAGTAAAAGCATTCACTGAGATAGATTACTCTCCTATATTTTATGTCGCTGATTTTGAAACATCATCTAACTTAGAAACGAATGAATGCGGCGCATATCTCGCTTGCGTAGTAAAAGCCAATTTTAATAAAGGATTATCCACACCTGATTCATGGGACGTTGTAGAACCATGTTTCGACTGTCGCTATCCGAAAGACCTCGGTGATTATTTTTACACACTTTATAAGCAAGCGGAGAAACGCAAAAAGAGGACACTTATATTTTTCCATAACCTCGGATTCGATTTTTCTTTCGCGCGTAATTGGGAATCTCTCATGAATCAGCTTATAATTACAAAATCATTTTCCGACGGGAGTAATCCATGGAGACTTGCATTTGGAGACGGTGAAAAAGTTTGGCTCGAGATACGATGTTCACTTAAACTTCTACATCGTTCGGTCGGTTCAATCGGTGATATGATAGGACATCCCAAACTCGGTTATGATTATAATGAATTTCGACTTCCTACAGATAAACTTGAAAAATACGATTATGAGTATTGCTATAATGATTGTAAAGTAACAGCGTGTGGAATCATGGAAGAATGTAAGAATTGGTTTTGGATTAAAAATATAAAGGACATTCCACTCACGTTTACTTCATTTACACGTAAAAATAATAAAGCTATTCTATCATCAGAATTGGAAAAAGCATGGCGCAATTACTGTGTTGATACATTTCCTATGAATTTTGACCAATATCAAATTATGCGCGGGGTATATCAAGGGGCTTATACACACGCGAATACATTCTTTCGCGGTAAGCTATGCACTTTGGTACATTCGTTTGATGTATGCTCTGACTATCCATCGCAGTCAACACAAATGGATTTTCCCGACACCAACGGAGAATTATATGTAAATGAACCGCTGCAAAATCTATGGAATGGATTATATGAAGAATGTATAGAATCGTCATTGTTAGATGATATTGATGCTATAAAAAAGCGCCATGTTCTTACATCAGGAAAAATGTTTCATGGTATATTTACGCTAAAAAATATAAAAGTTAAAAATTACGGGTATAACTATATGCCCATTATTTCAGCGTCAAAAACTAAATCAAAAGACGGATTAGGTGAAATCGAATATAATAAAAAATCCCATGGTTACAAATTGTTAGAAGAAATGGTATCCGAGTATAACCGTCTTATTGATAATGGTAGAATTATCGGCTATGACGAATGTACTATATACGCAACGGAAGTCGATATTGTGAATATACTCAAAATGTATGATGTTGAATCTATATCAGCTGAATGCTTATTTCTTAATTATGCGAAATCGTCGGGCGGCATAAATGAATTGGTTGAACGTAACATTATATATGCAAATATGAAAACTGCGTTGAAAGCTATATCGAACGGTAAACACCCCGATGAAACATTGTTGAACAGTATTCCCGAAAAATGGCTCTCTGACATAAAATCAAACTCCGAGCCAAAGAAGTTGGCTAAACGCTATCTTATGCTGTCGAAAAATATGTTCAACGCGCAGTATGGAATAGACGCGACGCAGCTTGTATTCGGTGATACTCTTATTGATGAAGATTGTATAACGTCAAACACAGAATCGCTCAGCCGCGAATCATTCGAGCGATATTATAACGAGACTATGATAAAACTCGGCAAGGAGCGTTCCGACCGAGGTTTGTTTAAGCGCGTTAAATCGTCGTACATCGTGGGAATTTATATTACAGCATACGCGCGGTGGCACCTTGTATTATTCTCTCATCTTATATTCACAAAAACTTCATATATCATTGTATATTGGGACACCGATAGCGCAAAACTGTATCATCCTAATGAATCGGCTGTTACGTTCAAGAATCTCCTCAACGTAGTAGCTGAATTCAACAACGGAGTTATGGAACGCTGTCGAAAATCCAAACATCCGCAAGTGCAAGAAAATAAATGGGGCTTAGGTAAATTTGATTATGAAGAAACATATGCTTATTTTACAACGCTTAACTCAAAGCGTTATATGACATTTGACGGTGAATTAGATGTGAAGACATCGGGACTTGTACAAGCCACAATGAAAGTCTCCGTTGTATTAGACTATTTATATGAACAGAATGATTCATGGCTTCTTTCGTTCAAATCATTAATGCGTATTATGTGGAAAACCAACACAATGTTCGACCAGAGCGTTTCAGGGCGTACATATCTCGATAGACAGAACCAAGGAAAATGGTCAGATGAATTTGGGCAATATTGCGGCGCTGTAATTAAAAACACAGATTACGAATTCAAAATGCCTATGAAAAAAGGGCTTTTTTGGACAAACGAAAAATCTGCATATCTTCACTATGACGAAGTATCTGAATATGTATTTGGTAATAAACTTGACGCGGAGCGAACAACTTTTTATATGTTTGACGAAGGTATAGGCATAGTGTATTATCTGAATGGTAAAAGAAATATAATGTTTTGCCCTTGTGATATATCAAAATTCAAACATGGTATTTTGCTCAGTGATTCCATGTCCGACTTAACAGAGGATTTAGCATGAAATATTATGAATTTACCTTAGATAATTTTCCCAACTGTTCTTATATCTTCTTATTTGGAGGACGCTCATCTGGTAAAAGCACATCGGTTGCTAAATATTTGAAAGAGAAATACGACGCTGATAAATCCGAATTTGTAAGAGTATTCCGAAACTATACCGCTATGCGGAGCGCGACTACATGGTTTAGTCTGTTCAATGATGAAACAACCGATATTGTTTTTGACCGTCAGAAATATCTCTACAACGGTGTACCATTCGGTTATGGGATTGCCCTAACCAATGAGGAAGTTGCATCTAAAAGTTCTCAATATCCCAATGTTGATACAATTGTATTTGACGAGTTTGTCATGATAGACCCATACGGATATTATCCGAACGAACCCGAACATTTCATGTCTATAGTGTCTACTGTATTTAGAAACAGAAGTGGGACAGTTATATTTATCGGTAACAATATGAATGAAATGTCTAAATATAATCCGTTCTTTCGGTTTTTCGGTTTGGATTGGGAAGCTGTAAATCCAAAGTTGGGGGGAACTATATTTTGGAACGCGTCCGGCTTTGAAAATGGTGCAAAATGCGCTATGGAGTTTATTCCCGTTGCATATGAAAGTGAAGATGAAATACCCGAAATGCAACGTGTAGCCGGAAATGATGTTGCTACCACAGGCTTATTTAAGAAAGACCCCGAAATTAAACCCCAATTATTTAAAGATTACCATTGGATTTATGTCTTTGAGTATAATAAGGTTAAAATGACAATGGGGTTCAGCGTTAAGAATCGCTGTTTGCTTATCGGCGAATACCACGGTAAGCACGCGCGCAACCGACCGCGGATAAATACCCGCTCGGTCGACACGTTCCGTTTTTACAACTCAAAAGCATTTACTGTCGCTATGGAACGCATAGGTAATAAATGGGGAACGGCTTACGAGAACGCCCGTGTAAAAGCGGCATGGTTAGATATAATAAAAGGAGAGGTATAAAAACCTCTCCTTTTTTAATTATATGGCTCTTTATGCCATCGCGGTGTTTAACACTCGCTCATAATTACGATAAATTCACTGTGCCGCTGTCTCCCAACGTGACAACCAACGTGACAGACTCTCCATTTATTTTATTACCAATAAATCTACAAGTTGTCGAGTCTGAAGTCGTTCTTTCATAAGTACACGCTCTAAGGGAAATAAGCTGTCCCGATACGGTTTCACTGTCATATATCGGTTTATCGTTAGTTATACAGTCTTTCAATATTTTATAACACCCGTTACCCGTATATGTTTTAGTGCCACACTTTATAATTTTAGCTGGGCGTGTAACCAATATTACATTATTAAAGCCTGCGGTATCGGGATATACTCCGCTGCTGAAATTAGGCGAACCGTCAGCGGTTACTCTACAATTATGCAGGTCGGCTACAAGAGCGGAAAACTTTATATATGCAACATCGTTGTAAAGAATAGGACGTATATAAAGCCCTTCAGATGCATCCAGAACCGTGAATTTATACATTCCTATCATCTCTTTATTCTCGTTAAAATAAATTACATTCGCATAGCCTGTTTCATTAAGCGGGTGAGTTATAATAATATCGTCTGTAGCGGGACAAACGGGTATAAAATCCGATGTGAATGAATAGGCAATGGACGATAAAAATTCGCCCGTGTTTATACTATACGCACCTGTGGTATATCCACCGACAGTTACATTATCGTAAAGCGCGAGATTCTTTGAATCGTCCATATCACGCCATGTAATCTTGCGTTTGTATACGGCGTTATCGTCGGTGGTTGTACTTGATATTGTAGTTTTGAAAGATTCGGGTGTATCAAACCAACTATAATCAACATCACCGTTTACAACGGGCAATGATTCTATATCTACCATTCCGGTGTCCTCGGTGAGGTTTGTTATACTAATCGGGGGTGATATTTTAGTATTAAGATTTACATTTATTCTTATATAATACCCATTGACAGGTATTGCGAATGTTGTGGGTGAGTTACCTGAAATCAATTGACTGACAAAGTTTTTGTTTTCATCATACACAATTATGTATTGAGAATCATCCATTGCCTGATTACCACGTGGTTTTCCGAATCGTATAGCATATTGTTTAAGCGGTCTGACAGGTATATATGCAGAAATGTAATTACCGTTAGAATAAACCTCCACTCCTGTTATATTGTTAAGTTTGTAGTTAAGTTTCGCCCCACTACCCCATACGTCCCACATATTAAGGCTGTCATGGTCTATGGAATAATCGGGGTTAAGGCTTATTGAATTTACAAGCGTCTGAATCTCATTTTTGAAAGTTGAATATTTATAATTCATTTGCTGTTCAAATGTTGAAATTTGGGTGCTTATTCTGTTTTCAAACGATGATATATCGGCGTTGGTTTCCGCTTTAAACGTTGTCATTTCATTTTCAATTTTAGTCGTAAAATCCGTTATATCTTTACGCAATTCAGCTGCCCAATCCTCATTCTGTGTAAGTAACTCATTGAGTTTTTCTACGACCTTACCGAGCGCCTCAAGATACGAAATTGAGTCATCGAACGTAAGCGGAATTACAGGCTGTACCCAAAAATTAAGTGGTGTTATTGCCATTGTATATACCTCTCTTTGTTAAAATATCCCCATAAACAGAGGATTTAATTCGTCTATAATCATCATATCAATGTTCAATATTTCAGCTTTTGCCTTAGCGAGAACCTCCGACGGGTAAAGTCTACCGTCATTTCCGGTGAAAATTCTTGCGATGTCAATCGTTCTAAGATTGTTATCAGTTGTTTTTTCCTCTGTCGTTCCACCATGAGTGCGTTTATTTCCGGTTGTACCGTTGTTACTGTTATTTTCAAACGTAACATCAGTCGCATATTTTCCCATCTGTACATTTTCAAAATTCAACGGTGACATCGGTGTATCGCTATAAATGCGTTGATTATTGTCGGTATCCGAATGCGTTCCGGCATCTGTAATAGTACGATTATCGGTTGTGTTATTACTCCCATCGCCTTTATCATTTATTGTACCTTTTTCGGTTTCCGTTCTATTTACATTCTGAAATACGTTTTGTTTCAGAAATTCAACTTGAATGTCATACAACTGATTATAATACGGCATTATCTCATTCATTTTCATATTAAGATAATGTTTAAACAATGCTGGAGTTTCAAAACCTATCTCGCGATACGCATAATGCTTATATATTTTATCGTTAAGTAACAATCGGTATGATTCTTGATGCATGGGATAGGTATCCATACCTAAATCGTAACCGCTTTTAATCAACGTTTGAAGTAGTGTCGTGTATTTCGCCATACTGCATACCTCCGTTCAGAATCTCATTAATGTTACGACGCTCGACGGAAATGTTTATTCCAAACATCTTATTAGCAGCTTCGCACGCCTGATGACGTGTGATAAGCCCCGCCTCTGCCATATATCCATAATGTTCGGAATTAACTTCTATTTCTGACGTTTGCACTTGCGCCCGTTTAAAATCCATTGAATTACCGATTCCGAGATACGTCAGAGCCTCATGCCATGTGTTTTTCTTTTCCTCATCGAGTTTGTCTGCAAGGTACGGAGCAGCTGTGTTAAGAACTGAGAGGTTTGACAATTCAATATCTTTGTTCGCGTATATAACGGGCATGAAACCGTCATACTGCATATACATATTTTTCATTGTAAGCAACTGTTCCTGTTCACACTGTACAAGAATTGGCGTGCGCTGAGCGTGAACGTTCATAATAATAGTACGCTCTATCTCTGTAAGTTTCTTAGCGAAATATATGAGTATGGGATATGTGGAACGTTCTATGTAATTATTTCTGATATATACACATTCATTTGCGTCTTTGAGAAGATTTATGCCTATACTGTAACAATTGAATCGCGTCGGGTTTTCATAAAAATTTATATCTCCCGACGGCACGACACGCAAATTGAGTAGACCGTATTCCGAATCCGTGAAACAGGCGCGTCCGTCCTCATTGAGTGTCTTTTCAAGAAAACGCTCATTCATTGTTTCGGGGAGATTGTTCCACTTATAGATAGACAACGCTAACAGAACAAGACGTGAAAAATATGTATCAAATATTGTAGTCTGTTCCGTCATTCCCGCTATCCATTCATTGTTCGCGCCTTTGAATCCTACAGGAATTTTCTTATTTGCCATTGGTACCACCTACAATTTCATTAGTATAGTCACCGTAATTTCCGACATCGTTTATATGCCAAAATGTAACGCCCGAATTGAATATACTCTCAATTTCGATTAATTCATTGTCTGTAGGAGCATAACCGTTTTTCTCCACAGGAGCGATTGTTATAGATGATGTTTCAACATAATTCCAATTCTGACGATTATTCATGGCGGGTATCTTAAAGTCATTCGTTTTGTAGCCATATTTCGATAAATATTTATCATACCGTTTTATTTCATTGAGGGGGGCGCACATGTGGCGGATAGCAAATTTCATAAAACCGTTTTGAGCGCTCCATGAATCGTCTGCCGACATATTCATAAGCTGCGATGGTAAGTTTGCTTTATCATTTATATTAGCCTCTGTTTCACGGAGTTGCATAACGTCGCGCGTAATAGACCGCCCTGCGTCGGTCAATTCCGAAACACCTTGTTTACCCGCTCCAATTAGTCCGGTTACGCTTGACGGATTAAGCGCTGCCATGTTCAACGCTCCGGCTCCGGCTGACGCGACTGTATCAATCGCGCCGAATACTGCGTCAAGCGCTATTTTAACTTTTGCATTTGAAGTTTGCGCGTTTATTGTATTTGAATTAAGAGCATTCCAAACTGCTGCATTGTCTTTAACAAACGGGGTTGATACCGACGCTGTAATACCCACAGAATTTGGAATATTAAAATAGTCCCATCCCGATGTAGCTGCAAACGAATCTGTCAATGCGTAGTGACGCGGAATCGCGCGCACAGAAAGTTTCGTGTCAAGTGATAATTTTTCATCTATTATCAGCTCTACGGCAGTGTGCAATAATTGCGGTTGTAATTCTACATAATCACCATTATTTGCGTCAATCACCCATTTACAACATGGATAATGAAAAATTTTTCTATTTTTTGGTTCGTATCCCGCTACTGTAATATGCGTGAAAGTATTTGACGCATATGCGTCCGACATTTTGGTGATAATATAAGGCGCGTATACATCACTTGTGTGGGGCGCTATTTCATCACCTGTCCAAAATTGGACAGTACCGGCGCCGTGTATTGCGCCTGTTACCGCATCCGTCACTTCTGTAATAGTACAGTACGTTTGAATTATATCATAATCGCACATAAGTACTTGCGATACTGAATCTATAAAACCAAAGTTATTTGCTGTTTCAAAAAACTTATTGTATTGTTCAGCCGTTTTCAGCAAAACATATGTGCCAACGCCGCGGATATTGTTCAATGTTGGCACGATTGTCCGCGCTTTTATATCTCTAATTTCATAATCTTTAGTGGCGTCCGCCCGTTTTAAATTAATAAGTGGGATATTAGAAGTTATTACTATAAATGCACATCCGCCTGCATTATCAGCTGATTTTGGAGTATAATCAACTGAATAACCGATATAATCTTGTTCATAGTTTGAAATATTAAAATCCTCAACAATAGTATTATTACTGTCTGATTCATCTGAAACGTGTTCGCGTTTTACATATGCAGATTTAATTGTATAACAATCCCACCATGTCATATGCACATCCTGCACAAAGTAAACATAACAAGCGTTTTGATTTATATATTCTACTTTCGTTATGAAAGCGTAAAACCATTTAAGAGAAAAGTTTTCGTTCATATAACGAATGTAGTTATACTGTTCCATAGCCTCTTTATTGGCGTTCACTTTGATAGCTTGCTTATCACGAATATATGTGTAGTTTTGTTCTACCCGCAAAGGGGAGGAGAAATAATTACTCTCCTCCGTCTTTGAGGTGAACAGGCGTACATCTTTATAGTCACTTTTCCACGGCACTCTATAGAACGCTATTGTTCCGCTCGGTGTGTACGCCATAATATATTATTCCTCCACCATGAGCCTTATAAGCTCTATAAGGTCTTTCATATTTACATATCCATCCTGATTTATGTCGGACTGCACTTCGTTTACCTTTACATTCCAACCTGAAAGAAACCGCGTGAGCGTAACAACATCTTTCATGTTTACAAGATAATCGGTGTTGGTATCTCCGATTATATCGACGGCTTCGTTACAATCGACAGGATATATACCGCCCTCTGTACCCTTAAAACTATACTGCCATATTTTAAGATTGGGGTACTTCTTCTGAAGCCCCTTGTGCGACTTAGTGCCGTCGTCTATAGACGCGAGCCAAAGCGGGAAATTCAGATTATTCTTAAACTGAGTAGCGAGGAAATATTCGTTAGCGTAAATATACGCCTTATACCCCGCTCCGATTATAGAATTAAGGAAGAGATTTACTCTACGAGACAGACCGTCTACATCTCCCATAAGAGATGCATCTTCGACATCGAGCGCTACACCGATGTCTATATTCTCCTTGTAAGGCTTAAGAATCTGAATGAGATACTTAACTTCTTCGAGAGTTTCAGCTTCTGTTCTACCCATGAAGTACCAATAAACACCTATGTAGAATTTCTTTCCCGATATACGCGAACGAAACGCCTTTATATGCTGTTCAAAAAGTGGGTCAGTAAACGGGAAATTATATTCCGCTGTTCTCCCCTGCCCCGCTTTGATTATTACAAAATCATTATCTTTTATAACTCTATCATAGTCGATATTCCGCTGATAAAGCGAAATGTCTATACCACGAAATTTTTTATTCATTTTGACTTATCTCCTTTATCTACGCTTTCTATATTATTCTGCAACCGTTTCATAAGCGATTTCAGAAATTTGGGGCATGGCGCTCCCATAGACGATACATTTTCAAGAATAGATATCAATTCATTGATTACAAACCATGCCATTACAAGTACACAAGAAATGGGGTCGTAGTTGACACCAAACTTTCCGCTTGTAATAAATATCAAATAGTCAACCATCATTGCGCAGAATACAACCGCAATGTAAGAGACTTTTTTCAATATTCCTTTTCTTCCGACTTTTGAAGATACTTCGCTGTTCACATATGCTTTCATAACACCTGTGATATAATCGGCTGTTACGCATATAAGAAAACAAATGAACAATGTAAGAATAAGTTTCATATTTATATACCCACCCACCATTCCCTCTCGATTATTAAGATAGTATGCTTATTAAAAGCTCATCGAGCTTATCTTTTTACTTGGAATTATCTACAGTGAACGCGCCGATTATATCGCTACCGATTTTAAGAACAACCTGTGTTTTCTCTGATGTGGTGGTTGTCTTCTTGTCATAAGTAACTGTGTACTGATTTCCTGACTTGTATGTTACAGTTACAACGGATGCGGATGCCCCTGAGCCATCCTTAGTGGCTGTCGCGGTAACAGTCTGATTATTGGGAATGTTATTACCCATAAGGAACAGCGAGACAGTATTATTAAAGTCAGACGCGTCTACGACAACATCAGTAGCAGCGTCGCTAAGAGTTACAGTATCCTGCCCGGCTGAAAGCTGTGCACCGTCTACTTTACCGTCAGCAATCGACGTAAATATTACAGCGTTAGCAAGCGGTGATACGCTGTAGGTCTGCCATACATTCCAGAAATATCTCCACTCCATACGCGCGGGGTTGTAGAACGAGCCTGTCTCACGGAGAGAATCATAAATCTGGAAGAAACGACGGTCACACATAAGCGCATATACACCGTCAATACCGAAATCGTCTACATAGATAACGCGACCCATAAAGTCAGCGCGCTCCATGTTAAACGCCGCCGCGAGTACATCCACATCGACAATAGAAGAAACAGCGGACGAAATAATTATCATCGTTTCCTCGGTAGGGGAAAATGTGATATACGGTTTACCGTCTCCCGATATTTCCGCATAACGGTTAAAGCGCGACGACGGGAATCTAAAATCAATGTATGTCTGGCGAACCTTGCGCATAAACGCTTTTGCGGATGCTTCATCGGTCGGCTCTGCAACCTGTACAGTTGAAACATAGCCCTTCGCAAGCGCGCTGTTTATAGTGTTCTTGAGAAGCGCAAACTCCTCAATGTTATCGCCGTTATAGAGTGAATTAATTACACCAGCGATAAGGTCGTCAAGGTCTTCCCATGAACGGAATGCAAGTTTAAGTTCGTTATTCTGAATACGCGCCTTAAATTGGTCTTTACGGTTAAGACGGTGGAACGCGACCTTAATATCAGGCTTATCGAAATATCCCGTAAGGTAATCATTTTCAGGGTCGAATTTTTCTGCTTTAGCCGGATTGACCGCGATTTCCTCTACATCGGAACCCATGGGCAGTGCTTTGCGGAGAAACGCGAATTCATTGTTCCACACTCTATTGTGAAGAACGGTGTCAAAAATAATATTGGGGAGAAGTGTGCAGAATTCATTTCGGATTGCCTGATAATTAATTATAGGATTACCGACCTCTGCAATGTTTGTAAGCGTTGCTTCCGGAATAAACGACTGATAATTCTGAGAACCCGCTGCTCTCACTGCGTTCATAACCGAAACGGCTCTTGTTGCATTTGCCATTTTAATTATAACTCCTTTTATCTATACTCGCCGATTTCGGCGGTGTAATCTTCGGATGTCTTGGGTGTCTGCTCGGATGTGTCAGGCTGGTCCGAGGGTTTGGAACCTATTCGTAAGAACAATTCGTAATTTGCCTGTTTGAGCGAAGTGTTGCTATCTGTCAGTTTGGTTATCTCGTTTTGTGCGTTTTCGAGATTTGACGATGACTCTGTAAACGCATCTGTGAGACTAACGAGAATCTGAGAAGTGCGTGCTTCGTCTGCGTCGCCTGACGCCAATTCACGCGTTAGGCTTGTGTATTCATCTATAGTCATTTGGTAGACCTCCCATATTATTTGTAAGTAACGAACATTTGTTCGTTTTCTACCTGTATTATAGAACATTTGTTCGGATATGTCAATTGGCAAAATGCACAATATACTCAAGTGATATTTGTATAATGTGCATAATACAAAATAAAAGTTTTGTATAATTGGGGATTGGTTGGTACATTTGGAAAATTTTGGTAAAACGGGACATGGG